CTTGGATTTCCTCCGCTGTTGAATCCCAAGCGAGGTCGGTGGTTTCTTCTCCATCATAAGCTAGAGTATAGATGCCATCGTAAGGAATCGGATCGAAGGTCAATTTCTGAATTTCAGAAACGCCAGCCGATCCAGCCCGAACGGTGGTGACGGTGGCGGCAGCGACGGGAAGATCGTCGGTGAGTTCGACATAAGCCGCTGGTTGGGTCTCCATGCGGATCACGACGACTTCCTGCACGGATGCTGATCCTGTTTGAGCAACGGCGATGAATGAGGTCGAGGTCGGGTAAAGTGCCGTGGTGTTTGTGGTGATTGCAGTCCGAACTCCAACTGATGTGAAGACGATTCGATAGGATCCACCTGCTGCGGATGTCACGGAGACGCCACCTGCTGCGATGATACTGGCAAGCAGGTTGAGAGCGGCCGCGACTGTGGCAGCAGAAGCATCGAAAGCCAGAGCGGTCGTGGTGTTCGCGCCATAGGTCAGCGTGAATGTGCCAGCGGTCGGGTAACTGCCAGGAGTGCCGATTGCAACGTGGACTTCTTGGTTGGTCAGATCTATATCTGCCCAAGGTCTTTCAGCAGATCCGCTCGGCTGAACAAGTCGGCAAGTGATCGGAGTGAGGTCGCCGAATACGAAGCTCGGTGTGCTTCCGTTCTGGGTTGTGGAGTTGAAACCCGATAGGAGCTGTCCCGTCTGGGTGTTAATGATTAGATCTAAGGAACGCGCCGCCATACAAAGACGAGCGTTTCAACTTTGATCTTATTGTCCATCAACGAGATAAATATCAAGTGCAGGGTTGTGGTGTAAATACTGTTCCTCCACTACTGCAACGTCGTCATCGGAAAGAGATACTTTTGCAATGACGAAGTAATAGTTCCCCGGCGTCGTTCCATCTGGAAAATCTGCCGAAAATTCAACATTGACTCCATTTCCAACAGACAACCTGACCGTGTTAATAGGAACATATTCGGCATCAACGCTTGTCAATGCCTCGGTTTCATAAACTATTGTGCCATAGGAAAAAGCGACATAGCCGACAATATAACCCGCCCCTGTGACAATTACATCCCCTCCGATGTAACTATCCAGAGGTTTTAACAAAGCAAAACTTGGCAAGATTCCCAGTCCTGGCGAGTCTTGAGACGTGGTTCCTAGTGTGAATCCCGGAGAGACGGTGACTGTATCATCACCGTTGGATGTGCATTTCCAAGGGTGAGGTGGGATGGTTACAGTTTTATTTTTTCGAGGATTGAGCAATGTCCCGCTGTGGGTGTGGGTGATCTGCATGTTCGGACCGCGAACCATCTGGCGATGGAGTTGGTCGAGCAAGCGAGGATCTCCAGGGACGCCAGCTTGTGGGAATGCGTTGCCTTTGCGGTGCGGGTTCATGGATTAAGGATAGAGAATGGTTGAGAATCCGTTCGGGCCGCTGCCCATGATCTGCTCGGTGACTTGGTAAAAGTTCCCGATCTGCCGGTATGGATAATCGAGAATCAAGAACTCCTTGCAATCGGATGGTTTCCTAAACCCCGGAATTGTGGTGATGCGCTTCATCCTCTTGTTGAGCAATGGCACGGTCTTCGTCCAATAAGTCCTAGAAAGTAAAGTGGCAGGTGTGAGGTAATACATCACGCCAAAAAGGTTTTTTATGGCTGGATCGAAGAAGCCAAGGAATTCCCCAGTGTCCTCGTCAAAGGTCGCACCGTTGGATGGATTTTCAGATGTCCCTGCAAACGATTCAAATTGCGGATGAGATGTGATCGGTTCTTGGTTTGTGTTCGGGGTGTAACTGATGATTGCCTCGGTTGTGTTTGCTACAAGTCCGAAATAAGAACCCGTCATCTGGATGCGATCCAGAGTCAGATAGGTGATCTCGCGGTTGTAGAGTTCGCAACGATAATCAGTCGGGTGTGCGCTGCCCATTTGTGGGAGGTTACTAAGTCCACTGCTGTCACAAATGAAAACAACCTGACCCTCGATCGTGCCATCGTTTTTTTCAGTGAGTGAGAAACCCGGTTGTATAGCGTAATTACTTCCGAGACTGCCTTTGATTTTGATTGCCATGATTTAGATTGGGTCAGGGATTTTTATGCCGCCACCTTCAGACTTGGCGGTGTTGCGAGCGATAACTTCAAGGAGGGAGATTTGACGGTCGATTTTCTGCGTTCCTGCTGCGAGGATGTTTGCGCTGCCGCCACCACCGATGGATGCGAGTGAGCTTGTGGAAAGTGTTGGGAGGACGTTTTCTTTTTTGTCCGCCAAAATGGCAGCAATCTCTGATCCCTTGTCACGGGCCTCCATTCGAAGGTTGATCTTGTCCTCTTCGGTTTTTGCTTTCTGGGCTTTTTTCAAAAGGTCTGACTGCTCTTTTGCGAGCATTGCGACCTTTTCCTCATCTGTCTTGAGTCCTTCAAACTTAACGTCACGGATCTGCTTTTCCTCATCCTTGCGTAGTTCAGCAAGTTCTTCCGCTTTCTTTGCTTCCTCCGCTTTGGCTTTGTCTGCAAGTTCTTTGGCTTTTTGATTTGCAGTCTGTTGAATTTTTCCTTGATCCTCGCGAAGTTTTTTAAGCTCCTTCTCAGTTTCAAGCATTTCCTTTTGAGCCTCTAAGGATTGGTTGCCTACTGTCTTGTAAGCCTTTTTGCGCATCTCTTCGCTTTTTGTTTCCAAAGCGAGGATTTGCTCGGCGAGTTTGAGTTCATTAAAAGCAGCGTCCTCTTTGAGTTTTGCGATTTCCTCTGCAAGTTTCTTTCTGTCTTCTTCTGTTTTTTCTGCAATTTTCGAACGCTCTTCCTCTTGCTGCGCCATCTCAGCAAGCATTTCAACATCGGCAGATGATCCCTTTTTCCCAGTCTTGCCGCCAGCCAGCGCGTAGTCCAAATCTGACACAAAGCCATGAGCGTTCTCAACAATCTGATCGAATGAGGTTTGGAAGTTCTTTTTTAGATTGTTGACTCCTTGTGCGGCTCCTTGAAAATCGCCAGTAAAAAGCTTTTTCATAATTGAAGCGCTTTCCATTGAGCTATCGGCTAATAGGGAAAATGCCTCCATCCATCCGCGAATGACGAAATTGAGCAATCCGCCAATTCCTTTTCCTAGCATATCAAAGAACTGGAAAACATATCCACCAAGCACCATTGATTTTTGCTTCAAATCATCCATGCCATCACCGAATTGCTCGATGGTGGCAACTGTTGATTCTGAAAGAACGCTGGTGTTTTTCATCTGCTCTTGAAGCTCTTCAAATCCCTGAGATAAAAGAGGAATCATTTCAGCGCCAGATTTACCAAGCACCTGCATCATCTGCGCGAGGTTCTGTCCGCTGCCTTTGCCGTTATCCATCGCTTTTGCGAGGGTGAGAAGTTTGTCCTCAATCGGCATGTTCACGAAGCCAGAAACATCGATGCCGAGGGCTGCAAATGCTTCAGCCATAGATCCGCCCTGTGTTGCTGCTGTGTTGGCGTTCTTTGTGACGATTGTCATCGCCTTGGCGACTCCTTCCAGATCAGACCCTGCTTGCTGTGCTGCTGCCCCTACGCGCTGCATTGATTCAGCGGATTCACCAAAGCGAGTCGCGAGATCTGAGATGCGGCTGAAATACTCAACAACAGTTTTGAGTCCTGCGACAATACTTCCAACGCCAATCGCGCCGGCAAGCATTCCTTTCACGCTGCCAGCAAAAGCCTTGGTCTGTGTGCGCATGTCATCCAGCCCTTTGCGGAATGGCGTCGTGTCTGCTCCAAATACCCATTTCATCATATCGAGTTTGCCTTTCCTTTTATGTTCGTTTTCCAGTGATCGAATGAGCCTTGGACAAATTCTTCTGGAAGATCTGCTTTGAAAATTTCCATTGCCTCTTCGTCGGTGAGTTCTGAGAGATCGATTTCGGAATCGTCCAGATCCGCGTCGTCTAAGAATCGGAGTTGGATGCCTTCAAGCTGGGCGAATTGAACATCCATCCAAAGAGCTTTGCCGAGCGAACTATTCCACGCGTCATGCTCATTGACGCCGCCACGATACATGAGAGAGCAAGCGAGACCAAGGCAGCGCGGACCGCTTTCGATTCCTTTTGTGACGCCCCCAGTGTTTCCTCCTCGATAGAATCGGGGGGGACTGCATTGCATCGACATCCAAGCATAAAACTTTGATGCCTCTTCCCTAAATCTTTTTTTGTTGCGAGTTAGTTTGAGGCGCCAGAATACGTCTTTGATCGTCGGCTTGATTTGTTGCTCACCATATTTCAAGCCACAAACCCGAACCGCTAAAAGCAGATCGGGAATGCTGATGTTTGGTCCACCAAGTGCGACAGGTGAATTGATCGACGATAAGACTAGATGATGCCAGAGAGTGAAGGTTTGCAGATTGCGGCCACAAACCTTTACTTCTGGTGCAAGATACGAGTGATAGAATCGATCATCCACTTGGTTAAGCGTAGCTTACGTATTCGGATTTTTTGATTGCGTAGGTCAGAGTGACAAAACCTTGGTTCTGCTCTTCGCGACCTTCTGAAATGATTTCGAATGCGACGCTGTTGTAGGTGTAGTTAGCACCGGGAACGAGAGCAGTGAATCCAGAACGGGGACGGATGGTCAATGTGCCTTCTTGATGAAGGTCATCATATCTGCGCTCGATCTCGTTGCCGATTTCGTTTGCAGTTTCTGCGACGTTCTTATTCGAAGAATTGAGCGACCAAGAGATGACGGTTGCGTTGGTGACGATAGCGACGCCGCCGACGATTCCGTATAAGTGAGCTGTGCCTTTAGTGGTGAGTGCCATGATTTTTTATTGTTTAGATTTGGAGACTTTTGTGGGTTGATAACCATCGATCACGACACAACCGTCCTTCGGTTCGGCTGATACAGGCACATCTTTGAAAACGAGTTTTCCATCGTCGTCGTGAAGATCTGCTTTGCCGTCTTTAGGCTCCACGTTGCGAAAGTGATGCTTGTGACCTGCTGGGTGAAAATAGACTGCGTCCATACAAGACGCAGGATTTCAACTAGGCGGATCGTGAATCCAGCGGCTGGCAAACAACGCCAACAACGACATCCTCAACCCAGTCGGCTCGGTCGAACTCTGTTGGCTCAGTCCCGGCTATGATGTCGTAGAAATAAAGGTCGGTGATCGTGCGGTTGTCTTGTCCTTGTGCTGGCGGATTCAGTGCTGCCAATATCGTTGGGACAGATCCTAGCGTGTCCTCGATGGTTTTTCTCCAGCCATCAAGTGACGTTCTGGCATTAGCGACTTCGGAATCAACACGGATCTGGAAGCGGGTTGTCACAATGCGGATGCCGGTGAAGGTCGGCATGTCTGGATGTGGAACACAGTCCTCAGAATAAACAATAATGTGCGGGATGTTCACGACCGATGCCTTGTCGTGTCCGGGATAGATCGTGATGCCAGATGTGATGATCGTCTGGAGATAAGCGGTCAGGGCTTTTTCAACTTTGCGGTGTAAGGATAAATTGCTCATCGTCTCATTAGTTTTTTGATTTTGTTGGTCTGGATTCGATCCAGTAATTTTGTTATATTTCTCTTTCTGTTGCTTACTGCTGCTCTTTCGTCATAGGATTGAAGCGCAAATTCGCTCAGATATTTGACGTGATTTATCATCGTAACAGTTAAAGTTTTGCCATCGCCCGTGATCGTTCCAGTACCCGGCGATCTGTGACGAGTTGCCCAACCAGGAATGCCGCGAACTCCTCCGAGTTGCCGTGATGCAGTAGCAAATCCGCCTTTAGCATAACCCGACATCTTCATAGTTTTCTTCGTGTATGCCTCGACGCGAGTGTAGAGTGGGACGAGCAATCGCTTTGTGACTCTCTTTTGTTCAGATTGCGCTTTGTGCAATTCTCCGCCGTCGAATGACCCAATGCTCAACCCCATATTTGGCAGATGACGGTCAGTAAGCTGCTTGGCTTTTGAATACTGCCTTTTTTGAAGCATTAAAGAAAATGCAACCCCAAGCCTTGTGTCCTTGTTTTTGAGTTCGTTGACTATTGTCCCAGGTCTTGGATAAACATCTCTGATTCTTCCTTGGATTTTTGCTTGGTGATTTACGTTATCCGCTGATCCTTTGCCTTTTGGATATGTGACGTATGCAAGATCGGTCGCAAGTAATCGCATCTGTGACGGCAAGACTTCTTGCAGCGTCTTTCCTGTAGACTCAGCCAATCGATTGAGTGTCACATTAAGTTCATTCATTGCAAACGAATTGATCTCAATTTTCAGGTTCATCGTCCTCTTGCTTCTGGTTCTTCGACTTCGATGGTGAGTGATCCGGGGCCGTTATCGACGCGGGTGATCTGCCATGTCAGAGATCGGCAGGTCACGGTTGCACGGCGAGCTGGGGTGGTGGTGAACGCTTCACCGGGGAAAGTGATGCGGAGACCTCGGCGGACCTCATCGCCACCATCACCCAGCATTAGCTCGGTTCCGATGTCCTCAATAACTCCCTTTTTCGTCTGCGCGCCGATGGTCACGTCCTCGGCGGAAAGCGTGGTGAGGGACGAGTTGAAAGCGGTTTTGACGAATGCGGCGATGCTCATACAATTTGGCTGGTTTCAACACATAGAAAAAGCCAGCCACCCTTTCGAGTAGCTGGCTCCACTATGAACTACGAACCAGAGAAAATTATTTCTTCTTTCTTTTGGGCTTTATCGGTTCTTGCTCAGAGTCTTTGACGGGTTCCTTTTTCTTAGGATAGATCACCTCTTCGATCACGATTGGTAACCGGTAGATGTAAGATTTTTCCCCAGACTTGTTGGCAAGTTCGGCAGCGATTTGGCGAGCTGCGGAGGTTGTCTCCGCAGCTTTCATTTCGCCGCCGCTTTTAACCATAAAGCTCATTCAGATTAAGGAGTGAGTTTGATGATTTTGAGTGCGTTTGGATCGCCTTTTGCAGCACCGAACATGACATCGTAAGATGCCCAGACGGCGCGAGTTGCGCGTGAAACCCACATGTTCATTTGGACCGTGAGACCAAGATCAGGGATCTCGATGTTCTCAACTGCCATCATGTCGCTTCCAGCGATGTTGTTAGCAGGGAGACCCGATGCAACTGCAATCGCTTGAGGAGAGCAAGCAAAGCCTTTGACGGTTGCTTCTGCGCCATCCCAACGGTTGTTGTAGGAGAAGAAGTCGAAACCATACATGCCGACGTTCTTGCCGCCTGCTGCAAGTTGGAATGCGTCCAAGTTAGCTGGGAGGAATTGAGCGTAGATGCTGCCATCAACAATCAGGTTGCGGGAGTCGCCGTCTTTAATGGCTGCCCACAAGGTTTTCAGGCTAGCTGCGGTAACGTCGCCAGCGGTGTCAACGTCGATGGTTGCTGCGCCGAAGTTAGCTGCGGTGACAGGTGCCAAAGCCACATCGATGATTTTGTTGGCAAGCTGATGAAGGTTGATCTTGGCGATTTTCTCAAGGCGATGACCACCGTTGATCTGATCGTTGGTCAAGTGGAAGCTGTTGGAATACTGAGAAACCGAAACGGCTACGTTGTCGAGCGTGCTGTCGCCGCTTTCAAAGTTGCTTGCGTTGGTTTGAGTGGTTCCACCGGCTGTCGCGATCGGCACTTGAACAGTGGCGCGAGGCTTGAGCGGATCGGCGGAGAAGTCTTGCGAGAACGCGTTAAGCGGAGCAAGGCGGGATTGAAGGACAGTGATCGCTACGTCGCGAAGGCTGTCCGTCACTAATGCTGAGTCAAAGGTGTTAGCCATGATATTTTTTTATTAGAGGTTAGGAGATTAGAGGTTTTTCCAGTTTTTCAATCGCGCCTCCTGGCGCTTTTTCGCATCTGGAATTGCGTTGATCTGTTCGCGGGTCGAGAGAGTAGCTCCAACTTCGCCGGATGTTTCTGGAATTGATCCAGTAAATCCAAGTGATGCGATCTGGAGTTGGGCTTTGCTCGCGACTTCTTCATCGAATGAAGCAAGTTTTTCGTTGGCAGTTTCGATGATTGCTTCTTGGTCTTTAATTACCAATTCAGCAGCAGCGATTGCTTCGGCTTTTTCGGCAAGTTCAGCGGAGATGGCTGAAACCTTTTCGGAAAGCTCGGCGGAAAGAGCGACGATCTTCTCGTCACGCTCTGCGATTGCTTCGGATGCGGTTACTTGTTCAGCCTTGAGAGCTTCGACCTCGGCAGCGTGTGCGGAGATTTCGGCTTCCAATTCTGCGGTCCGTGCTTCCAGTCCAGAGATTTTCTCGACTGCGGCTTTGTTGGTGAGGAAGATCATGTCAGTTTCTGAGTTTGAATTTTGCGTGTCTGTATTGAGAGTGATTTCAACCAAGGCGTTTGCTTTGCTGACAACTTCATCGGCGAATCCGTTCTCAACTGTGGTTTTGGCGTCCATCCAAGTTTCCTTTTTCATCATGGCGCGGATCTCATCGACTTCCTTCCCGGTGCGGGTTGAATAGATGTTGGCGATGTCTGCGCTGATCGAGTCGAGAAGGTCGGCTTGTTTTCTCATCTCGTCGGCATTTCCAGAGAATCCGCTGGATGCGTCATGGATCATCATGCGGCCATGCGGGACGATTGAGACTTTGTCGCATGCCATGCAGATGACCGACGCCATCGATGCCGCCATGCCGGTGATGGTTGCGTTGACCACAACGCCGCGATCCTTGAGGCTTTGAATCTCATGATATACTGTGTAGCCATCGAACACGCTGCCACCCGGTGAATTGATTTCGATCTCAAGAACATCCACAGCGTTTTCCGCTGCGTTCATGATCTCGCCAAAGTCCGCGCCAGATGCTGATGCAGTTGCGCCGAATAGCTTGCCGATCTCATCGATCATACGACCGATTGATTCGCGGGTGACAACTTCATTGAGCTTCACTTTTCCGCTCTTGTTTTCGATTAAAATGGTTTTCATTCTTCTTCTTTTTGGGGTGTGTTTTCCTGATCGATGGTCTCATCTTCACTCGATGGCGCCGCAATCGGGATTTCATTCGGTGTCAGCATTTCAAATTTGCGACGATCGATGACAAATCCCTCCAGTTGCTCACGTTCGCGGATCTTCTTCTCATACCTGAAAACGGCTTCGATGCGGTCATCTTCCATGACCTCTTCGTTGCCACCTTCTTCGGTGATGATCTGACCTCGATTCTTGAACCCGATCTTGAAATCTTCTCGGCGTTGTGCCGCGTCTCTGCCAGCATCGATGCTGAACTTGCGTGGCATGATGAAATCCCATTTCCACCAATCGCTTTGATTCTTGGGTTGTGGAAGGATTCCTTCTTTGATCGCTTTTGCAACTGCCCAGCGAACCTGACGCATGGCGCCAACTTTCAAGGTGTCTTGGCGATCCTCTACGCTCATCCGTGCTTGATCTTGGATCGAGCGGACAAGTGCAGCGTTGATCTCGTTCGCTTTCCATGCCAGCTCATACGGCCACTTCAACGATTTGCACATCATCCGAATTACGCGATCTTGGAAGCGATCCCACATGTCGCCAGGGCGATCATGTTTGACCTGCTCGATCTTGCCGCCTGAATTGCTGCGGAAATAGCGAATCGTGCCGTTCTGTAAAAGCTCGGTGGTCGGAGTCGTTGTGGAATCGGTTGGGCTTGTATAGCCGGGGTCGTCGATGTCCGGTCCGCCAGTTTCGTTGTATTCAACCAAGCCGATGGATGAGACCATGAGCTGCGCCATCTGCTCCCATTCGTGGGAGAGCAAAGATGATCTCACGAATTTCAATGCTCCCGAAAGGCTTGGCAGTCCGCGAGTTTGGTCGTGCCAGTTTGGATCACTTGAAAATACACAATCGACCGCGTTGATTTGAATATCCTCTTCGGGTGTGTCGCCGAGGATGTTATAGGCTAAAGGAACGCCGCGACGATCAATAATGACCCCGTGCCTCATCTTCGCTCCTTTGTATGCACCCACCAAAATCTTGTCGTCGAATGACGATCTTTGACCGATGCGGTTTGCTGGGATCCGGCGAGTCATGGGCCATCCGCTTTCGGTCGGTTCGAATACAGTTAAGAAATCCCCATCGCGATCCAGAGCAACGCAATCCAGCCAGAGCAAGGATTTAAAGTCGTTTCCTTTGATGTCGCACATTCCATACCATTGAAGATTCAGCCAATCAGCTGCGAGCTTGCCCCATTCCTTATCTTCGCCGTTGAACTTCGCGTCCCATGCTCTGCCGACTACGTTGTCAGCTTTCTGCGTGATCGCTCCTTCTGCTGGCGGAAAGTTTTGAAACATTTTCCGAGATCCAGAAACCAATGTCTTGCGATCCCAATCAGGAACAAGCGCGTCGAAGTCCTGCGTGAAAAGAGGCTCAACTGGTTGCGATCTGTCATAGCGAGTCGCTGCGTTGGCAAATCTTCCGCCGCTGCCGCTTGTCACTGGGTTTCCGTATGAGTCGAGGATTGGCATAGATTAAAAGAGGCGAGCGATGGTTCGTGATTGTGGCATTGTGCCTCTGTCAATATGTTCTAAAACTTCACCTAGCACTTCAACCCACTCATGGTTGGTCATCGATGCCATCTTGGTGAACGCGCTTCCGTTGGTTGATCCGCTGACTAAATCGCCACCCTTTTGCGCTGCGATTTCAACAATGGCTTCTGTTTGCCATGTTTGAAGGTTGGTCAGGTTCCCAGCAGACGCATTCCCGTATCGGATCAATGCTTTCAAAAAAGAGTTGGAAGGTCGCGCCATTTAAAAAGCGAGCGTTTCAATCCATGTCATTCATCGACTAACTCAATCTTGAGAACTCCCCGAATCGCACAGGCAACAATGCCCATGACCTCGGTGTCCCACATGTGGTTGTGGTAATGAGATTTGATCTTGTCCCACTTCCAAACACCCGGTTTCATCTCGCGCTTGGATTCAGATTGCATTTGGGAAATATAGTTGGGCGAGGCATCGACCGGCACGCCAAACGCACCATCGCCAATTTCAATCAATCCAGCCAATGCGTCTTTGGCTCGTAAGTTTGAAAAGCTGATCGTGCGATATTGCTGACCTCGGCTCGTCACCCCGCGTTGAAACTTTGAATAGATCTTCCAAACCTTTCGTGGACGCTTTGATGTCCCGACGTCAAAAGCATAGCCCTTTGAATTATCCTGACCAATCAAGATATTCCAATGGTTTTCAACTGCATTGCCACAATGAATGTAAATCTGCCGCACAACCTCGTCGATCCCATACCGACCATCGACAAACACATCGCGGTTTTCCAAACCAAAGCGAGATTGTAATTCAAACAGGGTTTGGTAAGTGTCAACTTTCCCCTCCCAAAGCAATCTGGATTTCGTCTCGCCAATTCTCCAGCAACGGATCGTCACCCAGAATCCTTGCTTCTGAACGTCAATGGACATGAACCTGGCATGTTCGTTCTCCCACTTCTCTCCGTTGTTGTAAGCCGATTTTAAATAAGGATCATGGCGGGTGTCGAGGTTGGGCGTGTCTTTGGGTTGCTCCCAGAATTGACCCATCTCTTTGTTGATGAATTGCTTGAGCGGTTCGTAGTTTCCGTTCTTCACCGAGTCATTCGCCGTGATCCAGAGTTTGACGATCTCGGACCATGTCTTTGTCCACACAGTGAGGAACGTCCATGAGTAGGTGAAGCGATCTGGAAAGTGAGCGTTGCCCTTCCATACCGGGATGCACTTCGCCCACTTCCTGCGGTTGCCGTCGGAATCTTCAAACTCGGTTTCACAAGTCGGGCAAACAAGTCTGACTGATTGATTGATTTTGACCCAATCATATTCCCCATTCCCGTCCTTGGTTTTTTCATATTTCAGCATCTTCATCGACACTGGCTGAAATTGTTTGCACTCAGGGCAGAGATGATGGCCGTCATGCCACTTGCCATTTCTCGCGAACTCTTCCCATTCCGTTCCTTCGTCTCCACCTTGGGATTGTAAAAGCATCTTGCGGTTGAGTCGGTTATGGTGACGACGTAAGAACTCGCCGATCATTCCGTGTTTCCATTTCCAAGGCTCATCACCGAAGCAATACCTCATCGACTTCTCCTGCGTGTTCGCTTCGTTGGCGCCACCCGTAAAAAGGCTCATGTGCTTGAAAATGATCTGCGTCTTTTTCGTGTCGTTGCGCTGCGCCCCAGTTGGGATGAAGTCTCTAGTCCAAGGTGATTTCCGAAGCACTTTCAAGAATCGTGACTCCATCCAATCTTGGATCAGCTTGTCGTTCTGTCCGAGGATGAGCATGTCGCCAGGATCTTGCGCGACCGCATACGAACCGCAGACTTCGAAGATGGTCGTCTTGCCAAAACCTGTCGGCGCCACGTTCGCGATCTCTTTCACGGCTGGATCTTTGAACGAATTGAAAATGAACTCATGCGCTGGCACGACCGAGAGATCGTATTTTGAACCGTATTGAGACCCAGACAAGAACACGTTCTGACTCGCCATCTCTGCCAATGGTAAGCGGTCGGGCGGTTTAAGTCCCGATGACAAGCCCCAAACATAAGGCGATTTGTTACGCTGATCTGTCATCGAGAAGTTTGCCGAGTTCGGACATTTCCAAAAGCATCGAATGGGCGAACTCATCACACTTCTTCACCGCGTCTGGGTATTCTAACCCAACCAAGGCTTGTGGAATTTCGGATGGAATCCGCATGATCATTTGTTTGATGACTTGCCCAGCATGAAGTCCCTCGCGCTCCTGTGATTCGCGGGTGACGTATTGACCCATCTCAACATGCAGACGGAATGCGTTCTTTAACCCGGTGAGCTGCGTGGAGATGGTCCGCGCTTCTTCATAATCCCTTGCCGCAATCAGCTTGTTTTCCAGCTTCTTGATCTCGTTGGGGATTTGGTCGGCGAGGATGTCGGGGAAATCTTGCGGGTCTTGGTTTGAATCGTCGTCGTCTCGATCTTGGTCATCGATTGGTGGCTTGAGCTTTTTGGGCATCCGTTTCTGATTCCGAAGTTTTGCCATCAGCGCGTTAGTGTCGTTCAAGTCCAATCCTTTTTTCCGCCATTGACGAACGCAGTCCGAGGTCACATTTCGACCGAGAGCAAGCGTCAATCTCGCCGCTGCTTGTGCGATGGTTTCTTTGTTGGATTCAGTTTTCATTCTAGTTGATACTCAGCCCCCCGTCGGTGTAATGATTTTTGCAAAAGTCATGGTTTTTCACCAAGAGGGCAAGCAACCCAAGATGGGCTGGCGGCGTAGGGGTCCCCTAACCGGGGCGTGGCGGGTGTGCATACTAACAATGACCTCGTTAGTGTGCATTCTAACCATTAAGTTGGTTGTAAATATCCACAAAAGGCTTGAGCTTATCGATCGCAAGACGCCTTTGGAAGTTGTCCATGCTCTTGATACGGTCCGCAGTCAGTGTGGTTGTGAGCCGACCTGCTAACTTTATCCACTCCAGTGCGTTCTCTTCTCTTCGTTGCTGCGGTTGATGTGGTTCTTCTGCACCTTCGGGTAAGATCCCGATCAGTCTCAACTGATTCTTATCACCGAGATGAACGCGCTTTGCAGTCTTGGCAATCGTTAGATACCTCGATGCCCAGTTGTCAGGCAGACCATTGTCCTCCCACCATTGGCGGAAGTGTTGCCCATGCTTTGCCTTTGCTGCCTCGACTAATGCCGCGACGTTAAGCCGTGAGCCGATCAGATCCTCGATGCGATCCATTGCCACCCCTTGCGATGCTTCCGCTTGGGTGTGGAGGTTGATGATCTGTTCTGCTAAGTTGTCCGATATCTCAATGGTTGTGTTCGTGTTGCTCATAGTTGTTTGGATTTGATGCTGTTGATCCTGCCTCTTCTGTGTGATTCCGATGACTCTTCTGACTCCATGCAAGGTGGGACAGGGAGATTGTTCTGTTTGATGAACTCTCTCGCGCCCTTGCTGATGCACTGAGGTGTGACATTGAGCTTTGCTGCTTGGTCGCTCATGCTGATCTCTGCAATGCCAAGAGCAAAACGTATTTGTGCCAGCCCGATCTCTGCCGTTGCTGTTGCTGTCACGTGTGCTATTGCTGGATATAGCAGCTTCAAGAAATGATACGATGCCTCTCGATAAGCTGCGATTAAGCTCTCGTCTGTGAAGAAATCATCAGTTCGATATTCTTCCTTTTCGATATCATCAGATGGATCGTCCCAGTATGCAGTTGTCGTGTTATTGTGCATTTTTTTCGTTGTTTTTAATCTTAATTTTAGCCTTTTCCTTAACCTTTGGTTGCTTTGCCGCTTTCTTCTTCTCGATATTTCCCCAGAGTGGGCATTCATCCCATGACTTGTGATCTTGAACTCGGTTCCAGCTTCCTTTGTGACTCATGATTCTTATGCTGTTAAGACTCCGATTGGTGACACCCACTCATCACCTTCCTTAACCACGGACCAAGACTGCCACTTGCCGGTTCTTGTGTTGTGCAGGCCGTATTCGAACGAATTACGCCAGCCGAGCTTTGCTGTGTATCCGTTGGCATATGTCATCCGCTTCATTGCCGCTAACGTGCCAACCGTAAATGCCTTCCCGCCATGCTTGTTTCTTGCCTCGTAATGAGACGGCTTGTGAACGTGTGCGCTGGCTGAATCGCCGTATTCCTCGAATGCCTTCTTGGCTGGATACATCGTCGAGCTATATCCATGATTGCACCAAAGATTCCCAACTGGAAACTTGATGCCTTCTTCAACACCCCAAGGACTCCATTGAATCCGTCTCTTCCTCAAATCTGTTTCTGCATCATCGCAAAACTTCGACATGAGATCAGCAAGAACTCCATTTGATGTTTCTTTCGCGACCCTCCAAATGCGGTGATCGTGATTACCGAGGGTGAGGATTTGGGGCTTATACCAATCAAGCAATTCAAGTCCGCAGTTGTAATCATATCGGATATCTTCTGCCCTTTCTTCTGGGCTTGCTCCGCCCCTAAGTCCTCGGAAATCCCACAAATCACCAAGGTGAACCCGGTGCTTAGGCTTCCATTCGCCAATGAACTGTTTGACCACGCTGACTGCCTCTGGGCAAACTAAGTCGCCGTGGGTGCATCCGATGAAGATTGATTTTTCCCAAGCCATATTATTTGATTAGTTTGTAAGCGAAGCACTGGCATCCGTTGTGGATTGTTTTTCTGGATTTGAGTTTCTTTTGGCTCTCCATCTTCGTGAGCCGTCTTGAAATTGTGCTGAGTGAAACATTGCCGAATTTAGCAACATATTCCTTGTGGAACATCTCTGCAGTGAACTCATCACTTGCTAATGGTGTATGAGCATCCTCGTTCAATATCTTTGTAATATCAGCGAGGTAATCCATGCTTGGTTTCTTCGTGATTGCCATGTGGTTTGTCCTTCCTTTGGTATTATGATTTTGTCGATTATTTTTCTGCCTGCCGCTCCAAGATGCTCGCGTTGATAATCCCTCGAAATCCGTTAGATTTATAATTGTTGACTCTCATTTGGTAATCATCGCAAGCCTTGCCGACGTCCATAGAAAGCCGCCAAATATAGGATTCGAAGCGTTCTGCTTCTGTCATCGGTTTTTTTCTTCCTCCTGAAATTTTGTGTTTGTTTGCGCTCATGCTGTTTTTTGTTCGGTTTTTTGTTGATTAATCTTCGCCACTTTTAATGCCTCCACAAAGTAGAGATTCGCTGCTGCTAGATGCTTCGCTGCAATCAGACGCTGCTTGTCTGCTGCTCTGCTGAATCGTTCTGATTCTGCCAAGTGATAGGCAGCTAGTTCTTGTTCTTGAATTGCTTCTTGCGCGTTCATGGTTTGGATTTGATTTCTGGTTTGACGACGTTGAGTGCCAATCTGCCGTGATGTTCAGCATCGAGCATGATGGATGCGCTGGCCGCGATGTGGGCGATGTGAGGTTTGCCGCTTTCTGGGTCGTTCCATTCTCCTGAGTGGATCGCCGCTAAGTGTCTCTTGATGGCGCTGATGTAGGTTGCCGCTTCGACTCCTGAGAGTCTCCAGTTCCAAGCTCCATATTTGTCGGCGCCCGATTGTAGCACCTGGCAGATCATTTCTTCTGCTGCTGGTGGCATGAGGACCAGTTGGGTTTTCTTGAGTCCTGCTGCTTTTTTGATATCTTCTGTGTTTTTGTTCATGGTTTTGTGCGGTATGATTTCCAATCGAATAAAAAGCTCCTGCCGTTCTCCCTCATCCTGTCCTTTACAGAAGGAGAGAGCATCCCGCTGAGTCCTTCCCGATCCAGATTGGCGATCAGGATTGTTGGTCGCTCGTCGTTGTATCGCTTATCAAGCAGGTTTGTGACGATGCGGTCCTCGAAAGGCGTTTCTCCTCGTTCTTGAAACTCATCGATCACGAGCAAGCCGCAAAAAGTGAGCTTCTCCAAAATTGCCTTTTCGCTATGTCCTGCGCTTCTGTCGCGAAGGTCTAAGAAAATGTCCATTGCTCGGCGATAAACTGCGGTTTTGTTTGCGACCATCGAGTTTCCGTTCCATTCACCTTTATCTCTCGTCCACTCGCCCGTTTTGGCGATTTCTGCGGCCATCTGAGTCTTGCCAGTTCCGCGCCCACCGAGAAACGCCACCAAACCGCCCTGTGAGACAGTTTTGGATGCCTCGTGGTAGATTGTGAGCCAATTATCCCCAACGGGCGAAAACGGAGCAACGTAGCGCGAACCCCAACCATTTGCTTCGCGAACAAGATTTGGTTTTTTGGTTTCTTGGGTTTCTGCGTCGCCCTCTGGAGCGTTGGCAATCATCTGGTCGATGTCGGTTAGAAAACTTGGGAGTGTGATGTTCATGGTATTTCGATTTCCTCTTGGGTTCCTGCAAAGCGGTTTTTCGTCGATTTGCTGATCGCTGGCTCAAACTCCCATTTCCTGTTCTTCACCCAGAGATGAATGCCAGGAATGAACGCGCCATCGTCCTTGGTCCAATCAGGCGTCTGAATCCATTTCCTGAGTGATTCGGTGAAAGCATCCACAGAAGGTCGGGAGGTGGCTGGAATAGCTTTGAGCGCGTCAATGAGCTGCTTCTTGCTGGATCTGCTCTTTGCTGTCGGCGGGGAAAGTTTCCAGATTGTTTCCATAAGGTCGTCAGCGTCCGCTTGCGGACAAGAATGATCCTTTCCACTTCCATTCCTATTCCCTTCCTTTCCCTTCCCTTCCTCCTTGGATGCGTCTTGGACGCGTCTTGGATGCGTCTTGGATGCGTCTTGGAATCCCCACAAAGGCTTGATAATACTAGGCTTCGGCTTGTCGACTCTTTGATGTTTTGCAAAATTAGTGACTCGACCGATCAATCTGCCTTCCCCGTCCTCAGAAACCTCAATCCACCCCACGCTCGACAAGTCTTGGATGGATCTTGGAATGATCTTGGAATCATCCAAGAATGGGAAAAGTTGCCCTTTGATAAGGGTTGGATTTGCCATGAAATATCCCTCGTCATCTGCCCAATTCAAAATCGCGATGGCGAGGAGCCGGGTGAATTCCGACTTCTCCGCGAGTTTTTCGTGCATCCAAAATTCTGGCTTTATTGTTCTAATTCTCATATTGTTTATTGGTCCGCGTCTGCGGCGTTTTCTTCTCTGATGAAGGTTGAAATTTCGAGCGGGGTTAGGAAGTCGTTGGAGATCCCGATCGGTGTCTCCAGCCTGCCCGCGATTGCGTTTGCGATCTCCACAAAGTCGGTTGGCGGTGCTTCCGTCTGGTGGGTGATGATTGTAGTGATGGTCATGGTGTTAGATCGGGCGGCGGTGTTGATATTTCCAAGCGCCTCTCCCGATCCTCACAGTGGGAATCCATCCGTTGAAGCAAGAGTGATATTCATCGCCATCTTTAAGGATCTCGTCCTCATCCAGAATCCGATATTCTTTCGCTGTTGTCCCAGTTTCGCCGTCCATCCAAAAAGTGTTGGGGCGGCTTGTTGTGCTGACCCCGACGCATTTGAGGATCTCGTAAGATGCGCCGGGCCAATTCAAAGCGCAGGATTCAGCCGCGACTTTTGCCGATTCGAGATTGTCTCGTTTGCAGACGATGTTCTGGTCTGCGTTCATGATATAAAAGTATGGTTTCACAGTGTTCTTTTTTAAAATTTAATCCATCTGAGCTAAGATTCCCGTCAGCTCCTTGCGCGTGAATAAGACCCCGTTGATTTCAACTTTTGATCCTTTGATTTTCCACGGTGTTTGCATTGCCGGTGTCACGTTCCGAGCTGCGTTTGATTCTTGCTGGATCAGATAGGCTTTTTGCTCGCCCTCGGTTCTGATCCGACCAGTTCCAAATGCTTGATTGGCTTGCTCTTTAGTCATCTCCCGCGCCTTTACTAACAGGACATCGGTTCCAGCTTCGGTGTGGACAACAAGCGGGATCGGTTCGTCGATATATCGCTCTTGCAGTGAATAAGGCAGCCTCTGCAATTTTGCAAACCCAGCTGAGTTATTGAACAAGAGTTGCGGGTGAAGCGTCTTGCGTCCCATCTGCTCCAATTTGGAAAGCACCGTTGGGTTCAAGTTCGGAAACTTTCTCAAGATGTAGTCGTATGTGTGCGGGTCTTGATCGACAAGCTCGACGAGTATTTCGCCAGCTTGCACGAATGATTCAGACCCTTTGATGTATAAATCAATGAAGCGGTCTAAATGCTTATTGATTTGTGCGATTGTCATTGTTGGTTTCTCTAGTGTTGTGTTCATATTGTTTCTTTATTTTTTGTTAGTTCTGATGCGAAATTTGCCATTTGGAAGAATAGTAATGCGGCTTTTTCTTGTTTTTGTTTTGCGGCTTTCTCTCTATTGCATTCCTTGCAATAATACAAAAACCCATCACTATTTGATTTATCCTTACCAAAACAAATCAACTCCTTATCTTGTTTGCATTTTGAGCATCGTTTCATGATTAAAAATTTCCGCGTGTAAGATGCGCGGCCCCTGTTTTGGTCAGATCAAAAAGGAATGTCGTCGTCCGCGTCATCCCATGCCCCAGCCTTAACCACAACCACACCGGGTTTCTGATTGGAAACTGGTTCTGGTTTGTCACCGAATCCGAACTTGGTCTTGCCGTTGCCGATATAGACCTTGGGCGTTTTTGCTTCCCGATCTTCTTTGGATTGCTGGATGTTGATAGAGCAGTCATTGCCGTATTTGTCATCCTCGTCATTGATCCAGATATCGACTGATAGATATTTGCCCTTTTCCCCGACGAAGATTGCCTCTTTCGGGATTTTGGTTACGTCGATTCTTGCTGATATTAGTTTTCCCATGTTTTTGTTTTTCTGTTTTTTCTGTTTCTGTTAGTGAGATTATTTCAAAACCCAAACCCGAAGCGCACGGGCGTGAGATGTGGCAACCGAGCTATTTTCAAAGCCGACACAATTCCAATTCTTGCCCTTAAAAATGCTCCCAGCCGCGTTGCCGAGTTCACTCCAATTCCCGCCCCGGTATTCAAACTCGCGGCGGACATCATCAGCGGTAACTTTGCCGTTAATTCTGGCGATGTGTTGAGCTAAGGTTTTGACTCTGGATAGAATTTCAGCGCGTCCTTGAGTTGCTGATTTCATTCCTGAATCGCGGTTTTTTGTTGATTCTGCGTAGTCGAATAGGGTCATGGTTTTGATTTGTTAGGGGTGTAAATCTTGGCAATTGATGCGAGTATTTCTGCCGCTGAATGGACAATGGTCACTTGCCCTTGCCATGTGAGATGGAACTTGCCTTGGGCATCTGTTAGTGATCTGGCAGATGCTGGTTTTTGGGGGTCTTTGATTTCAAAAAGGAAGTTGTGACCTCTCCAACCAAGAACGATGTCTGGAAACCCTGCGCCAGTTCCGCTCGCGTCAAAGACGGTTGCTTCTGGCAATGCTGCGCGGAGTTCATCGACGACATCAGAATGATTTTCGTCAGTCCGTTTTGCGTAACGAGTCATAATCCCTTTCTCCTTTGAACTTCGCTGCAAAGATGATACCCAACCGCGATGATGAGCGATGGATCTTGCTTTTCGCGTTCCATGTGCCGAACGAGATTGATAACGGCTTTGAGCGGGTGATTGGTCCGCTTGTGTGCCATTCGTGCCACAAATAAAGGTTTCAAATCCGCGACGACATCATCCCAGCAAGCGTGGAAATTGGCGCGGGTTAGTTCATAGATGCCCTTTAAAACATCCGTATTGGATGTTTTAGCGGTCATGACTCCACCTCCATCTCTTCTTCACTCATCGCGTGGTAAGGCTTGATATCGACCTGATCGACCTTGGTTGCGTATCTGGAAACGATGCCAAACTCGGCGCATTTCTTGAACTCTTCCAAGGCCCTTGCAATGCAGCGGTCGCCATCTAGCAGAGCAGTTGATCCAAGGCTGAGAGTCGTCACGCGAACCTCCAGCGTCTTGGTTGATTGCCAGATAAAAGCAAACCTCGTGAACTTGCGGGTCGGGTGAAATTTATTCGCCAACCCAAGATACCATGCACCCTGCCATCCGTATTTAAACTTGCCGATGGTTTGAGCTAGGGAATCGTCATCGAGTCCGTTTGCGGTTGTCTTGTAATCCACAAGGCAGTCCGCCCAATCGCCGTTTTCTTTCGGCAAGATATCGAGTAAGCATTTCACATGGAAGCCGTCGATCTTGCCGATGATTCCAACTTGGAAACTGCAACCATCCAGAATCTCGCCAGCGACCGGGTGAAGATAAACTTCCTGCGCGGCTTTTTGTGCGCGGCTGAGTTCATCGCCTGAGATGATGATCTTGCCGGCTCCGATTTGTTCCTCTTTCCATGCTTGAGCTTCCTTGGTGCGGAAACTATCGAATGGCGAGGTGACAACCTGATTCTGGATCTCGTTCGGGTCGGTTAGGGCAAGATCGAAAAGCGATCCCGTTCTCATTCCTTCCGTCTGCTTGAACGGTGGTGACATTGCCCACTCGTAAGGATTCGGCGCGAACGATTTCAAGAATGAGCATGAGATCGGGCTGGATTTAAGGTCGGCTTTATCGACCTTCCATCCATGATAAGCCCCCATGCCGAGTCCGTGGTGGATGCCTTCTGGGATTACCATGATACCGCTCCTTTCCCCGTTTCTGGGTCTATCATTTGAATCCGAACGCAAAGACCTTTTTTGCCGCCGAGGTCTGGTCGCTTGTCCATCTCCAGGCAGAGATTGATTTTCTTCTGATGCCAGTTTTTCCACTGAACCCCATGAAGCGCAATGATGCGCTTGGTGTTGGTTTTGGAGAGTTTGAGAGGCTTGTCGCTGCCCTTGAAATAGAGCAGATAAACGTCATCGTTCGATTGCCCGTTCTCGTATTTGAGCTTGTCGTGATGTTCGACGCGATCGATCTCGACTGTGAGATGGTCGGCGCCACGTTTTTCGAGTGCGCCTTGGAGAACGATTGCGTTTAAGAATCTGCTATCGAGCATGACTGTCATGTCGCCTTCGATGGATATTCCTTTGGGAATTGGTTTGTTCATTGTTCTTTGATGTTCGGGTTAGTGGTTAGATTGATGTCGAGTTCTTGGATTCTTAGGGCCTCAACTACGGCTTGATTCAGCCATGAGCGGGTTTCGAAAATGCGCGTCGAATAGATCGAGCGTTTGCGTTTGAATAGGTTTCTGATCGTGTTCATGTTCGGTTTTGGTTAGATTTTATCGGCATAATCACCGATCTTGTGCATCGCGTGTCTGCCGCTAGTCGTGAGTTCGCTTGATGCTGTGACAGCTTGGAGTTGGAAGCAGAGATGGTCCGCTAGTCCTAGATAGTTAAAGAACGCGGCTTGTTGCTGCTCGTCGCTGTTCCAGAATAGTTCAGCGAGGTCGTAGCCACTGAGTTCGATATTGACCCGGTGCTGGATTGTTTTGATGAGTAGTGCTTTCATGGTTTTTTTGATTAGATTTCGTCGCGTTGAAATTTGATCTCGTTGAAGTAAAGCCCCAGATGCCGCCATGATTCGCGTCCGTGGTGAAGAGCTGCGGAGGCTAGGAGCAGGGAGAACATCGCAAACACGGCGGAGAAGAATCCGTTTTCGGATAGGATGTTGAGCAGGAGGCAGGAAACGCTGATGATTGTTGCAAAGACGCAAGCCAGCATGAACATCGAGTGCCGCTGTGATTCGTTGAGGAGTCGTTGTTTGAGTTTCATATCAGTAGATGTCTTGAGATTTGTCGCGTGAGCAGAAGTCGTCTGCGTCTTGTTCCGCTGCCCATTGGCGAGCGTTGTTTTTTGAGCATCGAGGGCAGTGATCACCATGCCATCCGTCATTGGCTTGTTGCTCTTCCAATGCGTCCTTGATTTGATAATCGAGGTCGTAAAGGCATTCTTCTTCGCAATCTAACACGTCCTCGATTGAGATCATGATTCGTTCACGGCAGGATTCACAACGAACGCGAACCTCTAATTTCATGTGGTAATAATTGCTCATTGCTTTTCGGTGTTAGATTTTGCCCGTTCCGCGAGTTGCTCCTTCACTTGGTCGAGATCAAACCGGTAAATGTAGCCTTCCCGAATTGATGGAGTGATAATCCCCTTTTTGACCCATTCGCTGATCGTCGCAGTTGAGACTCCCAGTTCGATTCCAAGTGAGGTTTGGTTGAGGGTTTTCATTGATTATCCCTTCGCTTGGTTTTCGCGGACCAACTGACTAATCAACGCGGAAAATGATATACCTTGATCTAACGCCAGCTTTTGACCCGCTCTTAAAATTACTTGGTCGATTGAAATATTAACACGAACACTTTCGCCCTTCATTTTAGGAATAGGTCTAAATTCAAATCCCGCCCATTTGCTGGTTGTCGCAGGTAGTGATTTAATCCAAGTGATTAGTTCGCTATTGTATTCAAACCATTCTCCGTTTCTTCTTTTGGTAAAAGTAGCAGCTAATCTTTGCGCTTCCTTTTCAGGTAGGTCAGCCAATCCTAAAAGAGTAAGATCATAAGGAAATGAAACCTTAAGCTGCATTAAGCGATGCTTTGGGTTGTTGGTTGTCCCGATTTTAACCGAGTCTCCCATCTGGACAAAGTAGGTAATCATAGTGATACCTCCTTAGTTAGCTTGTCATGTTCTGAGCGGATAAACTGCTCTAGCCATGACGAGAACGACAGTCCTGATTGGAATGCAATTTTTTCGCCAACTTTTAACATGGTTGGGTGGATTGAGATGTTTCGACGAACCCTAAGAGTCTTCTTTTTCGGTGCGCCCCGTTTTGCTTTAGTGTCTTGCTTTGTCATTCGTTGGCGCAATACTTGCGTAAGAATGGCGTAAGATGCAACCAAAAAAGGCGCAATTTATCAAATATCTTTATTTTTGCGCAAGAATATGCCTTGAATAAATTTTTGCTTGTGCTATGATCAAAGTTATGAACACGAAAAAACCCAAACAAAATAAGGAAGAAAACCCGTTAGAGAACGTAAAAGTCAATATTTCAATGACTCGCGGCACTTCTGAGGTATTAAAGAAACTTGCTGACCATTTGCACATTTCAGCCTCCGCAGCGGTCACTGGCTTGATCCGCACCGAAGCGGAGCGAGTTGGTATCTTGTCACCAATAGCTGGGAGTATACCTGCAAAGGAGGTTGAAAAAAAGCTGCTGCGATCCTTAAAGCGAGACAGGGTCAGCAAGGCAGGGTAATCCCGCTTCATCCGTGCAAACATTGCAGTCATTCATTTAGAACTGCTTCATGGTTTTTCGGCTTGAGTTGGATCGGCGAATTAGCTACAATCCAACACGGAATCATGGCGTAACTGAAAATGAATATCAGCTAGGGTAGCGCCTTCGGACAGTACCGGAGAGGTGCGGGTTCAAATCCCGCTGATTCCAAAAAATGCCTTGCCTTGCTCTTCGGTGATGGCGCGGCGGTAGTGCTTGAAGAGCGTTCTTGATCCTGCTGAATGTCCCATTGCGGATTTTGTTTGATCCTCGGATGTGGCAGCTAGGAAATTGCTGGCGAACGTGTGGCGCGGTTCGTCTTGCCCTGTCAACTTTGCTGCCTTTCTCAAGATCGCATATCTCCGCTTCCAGTTTGAGGGAATGACTGTGCCTGATTCTGGGTGGTGTTCAATGCGAGCTGCGAGTGCCGGCAAAATCGGGATGAAGCGTTCGGAGTTGGTTTTGGAAACATCCTTGGAAATGTAAATCTGCTCATCGCTGATATCTTGCCAATCCAAGCGCGACATTTCCCCATCGCTGACGCTAGGTCGAATCCCAGCATAGATCATCAATGCCACGGCCCAGCGCTCGGTGTCATCCAGACAAGCATCAAACATGGCATTGACCTGCTTTTGGCTCATGATCGCAATCTCGGTCTGCTTCCTGTGCCGTGGTTTGTAATTAAGAACTGCGGCGATGTAGCGGGATCGGTTCTCGATGGTGGAAAGAGCGATGGCGCCACCTTCCATCAATGCCTTTCTGATAACGTCTGGCGTTATTGCGGCGCATCTCAGATCCATGAACGATTCAGGAACCCACCTTGGAAGTGATTCCATGTCTCGAATGTAACGGTCGGACCAATAAGCCTCGCCCATAGGTAAAACCCAATCGTATCGGTTCTTGAATGTTTCCTTGCTTCCCGATGCTTCCATTCTGCGAGCCACATCCTTTGCCGCTTCAGTCAGCGTCAATCCATGAGGTTTTAGAATCCGCATTGCCTCTGATGCGTCCATCGCAGCGACCTTGGAGATCACACCTGATCTTTCCCCAGCATGATACCTGGCGCGGATCGTGGCCGCGAACTTCTCAGCTTCCTTTTTGTCGGCAAAGAACTTCCTTTCCCGACTATTCGTTGCTGAGATCGAGGATGGGATGTTGACTGCCCAGCCATCTGGGGTTTTGGTCGGTTCGAATTTGGGGCGTTTTGGCATTTAAGCGGTTGTTTTAATGTCTTATGAATGAGACGATCGGTGGCGTTTTTGTGTCAAGTGTGAGTCAATGTCTCATTCTGGTTCTAGAACATCAGCAAGGCATCTCTCGACACAGAAATTCTCCCAGCCATGTTTCAAGTGTCCGAAGTCTCGCGGCTCTGTAACGCTCGTTTCATTTTGGCAGATTCCGCACAAGCCGAAATGCCAGCATGCGATACCTGCGATTCGGTTTCCGTGACGGATTCCGCACGGGTGACAGATCCATTGTGGGTAGGTTGGCTCTTGTTTTGTTTGGTTTATCCACCAGAGATCAACCCTGGGTTGATCTATGTCGTTCCTTTGTTTCTCACTCATCGCTCCCTCCTTCCCACTTGCCGATGCTGCGGAGGTATGCTTCAGAGCGTTGGGCTGCGGTTGCTGTAATCGTAGGTGTCTCACATCCGCAAACATCAAGCAAAGAATCTACATAGTTTAGCCACTGCATACCTTTTAATTTTTTCTCAACATTATGAATCGCGTTAAGGCAGTTACAGTAATCTGGCAAATCGGTGACAAACACGTAATTTGATGGGGCATGGTCGCCATCATGTAGATAGATGCCAACACTCTCAGCAATGGCGATTCGTTGTGCTTTAGGACTCATCCGCCCCTCCTTTCGCAACAGTCGTTTTATCTATTGCAGCCTCCAAGCCGTCTATCCATACTTCGCTACCTAAGTCTCGAATGATCCATGCAGCCCAATCTTCGGGCGTATAAAACTCGCCATCAAAGCAATGTGCGATAGGTTTCATCGTGTGGATAAGCTCACCGTCTCGGTATATCTCAAACCCCTCCGCATAGCTAGATCCACAATCCTCGCAGTCATAGTCATCGTATATTGTTTTAACGTGGTATTTCATCTACCCCCTCCTTTCACGGCTGCGAGTGCTTCGTCTACTATCTCATCAATTCTGTCTAGTTCATCAAAGGCATCTACCGCGACTAATCCTACTCTTTGTATTTTACGCAAAGCCTCCGCCAGCCTGTCCGCCAGAGCGCGTTTGTCGAAAAGGGAATCGTTTGTTAGCTCCCATCGCAGAGTCATTTCGGCCAGCTGCTCGGTGACGGCGGTTAGTTCCTCCCGTGCTGCGGTTAGCTCATTGTCTCTTTGCTCAAGTAATTCGTCCGATCTCCACGCTTCTGCTTCCCATTGAGTAGATGCCTCCCGTGCTGCGGTTAGCTCCTCCGCCAGCCTGTCACTTTGCAGACCGTTGTAGATTGCTATTTTTCTCCATCGCTCTCTATCTTTTGAGAGTGTATCATTGGATTCAATTAGTGCTTTAATATCAATCTCACCATCAGCTATTAT